AGAATAGATCTACCCCCTGTTTTTTTCTAATCTTTAAACATTAACCACCTTGAGCAAGCTTTGCAAAGTAGCTAAGCGACTCATCATCGTCATCGTCATCAGTGCTTGACGCAGCAAATGTTGATTCTGAACTATTATAACTTTGTACTGGTTCAACTGACTTACCGACTGATGCGGCAGCGACATTCACGCTTTCTGGTTCAGTGGAAGAACCGGCAAGTGCCTCTGCTCCAAGTACTTCAACAAGCTTGCGCTTAAGATCTGCATACGACTTATAGTTTGCAGGATCAATAAAGTCCTTTAATGAGTACAACGAATTGTAAATCTTCTCAAGCTTGGCTTCGTCTCCGCTGAAAAGTTCAGAAGCTCCTTCAAATTCAGACTTATCATAGTTACGATAGCCTTCAAAGTTACGAATTTTCAACTTAAAGTTTGCTCCTGCCCAAAAATCAAATGGGTTGATTGGAGTCTCATCTTGAAACTGTGGTTGCATAATATCCATAATCTTGTCAAAGATTTTCTTGCCATATTTGTACAAGAAAACTTTACCTTCGTTGTCTGGATTTGCTGGGTCACTAAGTACAAGAATATTGCTGACGTAGTGCAAACGACGCTTGCGTTCACGGGCAATTTCCTTGTCCTTCTCGTTTCCGCTGTTCCAAAGTACGCTGTTAATCTCGCTTACTGGGTCAGGTTGACCGATACTTGTGAGTGAGTTTTCAATGTACCAACGGCCAGTTGGTCCCTTAAAACCATGATCCCAAAAGCGAACCCATGGCAGATCTTCACCTTCAAGGGCTGGCAAAAAGCGAATCACGGCATAACCGTTTCCAGCTTTATCAACTACTGGGCTCCAAATGCGATCGTCGCCGTATGAAGCTTTTGGTGTACTCAATTTTTCTGCAGCTTCAACAAGTTTATTGATGCTTGCTGCCCGATTTTGTTTTAGTTTATCAAATGACATATGTTTATTTGTATTGCAGTGTATTGTTATTGTGTGATGTTATATAACCACTTGGCTATTATAACATATTTCAAGGCTTTGTAAATGTTTTTATTACAATTTCTTGAAAAGCTTTTTGTTGTAACGGTAAGTTACGAATAAACGGCTTGTAGTTATTTATCTTTAGAGTCATGGCGGCGTAAAGCCCCATTGGATCAGACACTCCTGCAACGATACGACATGAATAGTTGCATAAGACATCAAGTATGCATAGCGTCTCTACAGAGACTCGACCACTCGCCGCAAAATCATAGAGTGGTATTTGCGAGCCGCGCGGTTGCAACAGTTCATCAAAGTTGTCAGTAATCGACTTGCATGCAGTGAGCTCTTCTTTAAAGCTGTATTGTAATCGCTGTATTTTAGAAGTCCAAAGTGTATAGGCCTCTTCAGACATATTTCCAATCCATTCGTTTCCGGAGAGCAGGTTGGCTAAAAAATATTCAATTACTGTTTTCTTTTTAACATAACGACGAGCCAATTTTTCAAAAAAATACCGATCACGACGAGACTGAAAGGTGCTCTCCTTTAAACGCGGACCCTTAAAATTAAATTTAAATGCATCATAATTGCCTTCACTAAAATGTAATTTCATGGCCATATAAATTGACCACGTCTCAAAACCAGAGACTCGTGCGTCCTGAGTTATCATGCAAATAGTGATGCGCTCCTAGGCAATAAGTTATTGCGCTGTGCCTCAGCTTCAAGTTTTTCTTTTAGACTGCCGACAACAAGTTTTGAAATGTCGTCTGGATCTATTGTATGGTCATCGCAATAGTCAATAATTGCTTCAAGATATCCTATGGATTTGAGGCGAACACGACGTTCAATTTCAAGAGCAAACTCCTGCTTTGTTAAAATTTTTATAGGCAGTTCTTCAGACATTATTTATTAGTTCTAATAATTGTTGTTTAGTTAATATTCCAGACATTCCATGGTGCGGCACTCCGTCATTGTATACTAATGTATGTGGTATACTCATGACATTGTATTTTACCATCTCTTCTAAATTAGTTTTTAAATTTTCTTCTTTATCAATGTCAACGAGTTGTTTAGACATATTCAACTCTTCGCAAACTTCATCTACAATTTTATGAAATTCATGACAGTCTTTGCAACTGATAATTGTGTAAATTTTTAAACTTTTCATAGTTTATTCTCAACGACCTTTACGATTACCATTTGTTCATTTATACGTCCGTTAGCCGGTTTTTTCTTAACGGACAAGTTTGAGAATAGCTTTTCAAGTTGCTTTGGTGTAGAACTTAAAATGTTATTTAGTGTCTCTTTAGGCTTACGAAGAGTCGCTACAAAGCTGATTGAAGTGTCATAGCCCTTTAATGATGTTCCTTTTACTTCAAACCCGGATGCGCCTGAGGCGACATATACACTTAGTGCACGTGTTTTTGTATTAAAGAGGTAGAGTCTCTGGGAAGAAGGTATGCGATTCGGCGAAACCGAATCAAGACTCCAGTCAGCAGAGTGTTGTTGATATTTTAGTTTAGACACCTGCTTGCTCGCATCTTTAACCTTTTTCTTACGTGGCTTGCGAGTAGAATTTTTAATTTTTGTGTGGTTACGAACATCGTCAATCATGCTCTCTAGAGACTTTACGATTTTTCGAAGTTCAGGCTTTGATAAGTATGAATATCCCTCAACAAGTTGTTCATCCTCACGCTGCAGCGCTCCGTTATATTCAGTATGGTTCTTTTCTAACCAATCAAGTATAGTCTTGCAGCCTTGTGCAGGAATCTTAGAGTCCCGTAATGCAACTGACATATTAAAGGATGCGTTTCCAGAACGAGTGACCGCCCACTGCTCGAGACAATCTTCAAGTGGTGAAACAATCTCTTTGTGCGCCCTCTCGCGTATACGGTCAAGCGGACTAGGAGTTGGAACTTTGACTTTTGTGCCATCATTATTATCTGACGATGAGTTTGCTCGCAAAAGAGTAATAGCACGCTTTAACTCGTAATGCACAACTGATGCGTCATCCTTTGGAACTGGCGGCTCATCATGAAAAGGAAGTGTTGCAAAATAATCTGTTGCCTGCGGGTGTATGCTTGGCATTCCACGGGTCAAGCATCGTACAAGTTTGCCAACAGTGCTTGGTAAAACATTTGGGTTTGCCTCTTTGATTGCAGAGACATCATCCTTGTTATACCCGTTACTCTTCATCCAATCAAGCACGAGTGGCTTCATCGCGGCAGTATCCAAGTAGTAATTATAAAACCCTAAAGCACGTGCCCGTGTCTTATAAAACTTTTCGGTTGGCCAAGTTTCCCAACCATTCCAGTCTGGTTCGTCACCTGTCCATTTTGCGTCAGGCGCAATTACGCGTCCAGCTTTAAATGCATTACTCATTTGTGTCAAAAATTGAAATTATTCTAGAAATTTTAAAGGCTCTCCACCCATTCACTTCAAGGTCATATGCCTTGATGCAGTCACAGTTTTCTCCGCTCGCACACGTCTTTTCTTTGATTGTATGCGGAGGAAGCAGACTAGGTTGAAGCGTACACTTCATACTACGAACTGTGCCATCAGCTTTGGTAAAAGTGACGAGTACGACTCCATTTTGAAGTTGCTCCAGTATTTTTTCTTTATCAAACTTATTGTTTGTCATAAGACTATTATACACCATTTTAGATTAAAAGTAAATAAGAAACTTTAATAAGTTTTGCAGCGATAACTATCAGCTTGCATTTTAAGTTCGCAAATTTTGCAGAGAGCGCTTTCATAAGACGCTCTCAAACTGTCACCCTTTGATTTGCTTTGACAAGTTATAAGCCAAAGCAAGTTTGCTGTTGTAGTGTCAATGTGTTCATATTTTAGATATTCCATGCTGCTAATGTATGTTTAAATGGCTCTCCTTCAATTTCTGATACAAGTCGGAGCATCTCTGCTGAGATCTCACGTATCTCTAGCTGTGCATGCTCAGAGTTTCTCAACTTCAAAAAGTTTGCAAAGCTACGCATATTAAATTGAACATCAGCCTGAATTTGACTGTTGTATGTCTTAAAGAATCGAGCACTTTCCTTCGCTCGTTTACGACCAAGTACTGGTGTAAGGTCAGCAAGACAGTCATGATAAAGCTTATTGCCAACATTAGTGTATTGAGTTAAAATATCAGTCCAATCAGCACCATCATTAAGGTTGCGGAAGAGTGCTGTTGTATTAGCTTGAACACCTTTCCAATCTTCAGGAAGGTAATACTTGTCGTCGTTTAGTTCTTTATATCGGGCTGATTCAGCATTAATGCTAGCAATACGATGCTTGAGCAGATGAATATGAGAGGCAATGTCAGTATCAACAAGAAAATGCACGCTGCCTTT